TCTAAACAACGTGATTGAGATTGACCCAACACTAGCACCAATGCGCTACATGATTGTACTCATTCACGAATATCTTCACCACATTCAACCTGAGTGGAGTGAGGAAAAGGTGGATGCGGAGGGCGAAGCACTGGGCAGGTTTCTTTGGAAACAAGGCTTTCGCAAGGTGCAGCAATAATGCGCCCACTGCTAAGGATTAGGAAGCGATTCAAAACTTATCGGATATACCGGCTTCAACTAATTCAGTCGCTAGCCATTCGCGTAGTTTACCCACCAACTCGTACTGCTCTTCAGTTAGGTCTTGATACTTTTCAAGGCTGCGCAAATGCTGCCTGAATTCATCAATCATGTCAAAGTATTTTACACCATTGATAGCGCAATCAAATGCGTGCTGGTCTTCGTGTAGATCAAACGTTAGTGTTGCTGTCATCTTGTTCTGTTTTATTTGGTAATCCTGCTTTGCAATCTTTATAGCCTTGATTGTATGAATCGTGTATGTGGTTCATTTCAATCGTTTGCACGGCGTTTAAAAGACCTTCCATCTCTGCCCATGTAATTTGTACGGCCTGACCTTTAAAGCGTCTCTTAAGCGTCATATGCAATCTACGGATTGCTGTTTCTTTTTTTTCTTGTGTCATTCGCTTTTCGTTTTGCGTTTCTAAATATTTTTTCAGTACTTGGTACTAATCGGTTTTTGTGAAATTCGGCAATTAGTTGTTTAACTTCTAATGCTTGGTTTATTCGTTTAATTGTCCTTCTAATTCTTGCGTCATCTACTTCATCGGTTGGCATATCGGATAAATATTTATGCCGAAGTATGCGTAATTCATCTACGCTAAACTGACTGAGTTGCTTTTGGCTGAGTCCCATTGAGTTTTAGTATTTCATTTTTGACGTGATGGTAGTATGCTTTGACTGAATAGAACTCACCTGTACCTTCGAAGTCTTGCATGATTTCACTAGGTGCGTTAACCAGTGCTTCGTCTACGCAATGCAGCGCAGCGTTGATAGCTTTGATATGCACCTCAACTAGGTGGCCTTCCTGCTTACCATTCTCGATGATGTCAAAATAGTTCGAGTACAGTTGCCATGCCTTTTCCTTTGCTTTCATTGTTGAGTTTATTGATTAGTTCGATAACCTGTTCTTTGTTGTAGTAGTGCTGCATTGAATTGCGCACGTGGTCTTTGAGTTGATCTGTGGTCATGGCTTATCTTTTATTTCCAAATAAAACCCACATTCGATTTTCTTTTGGCGCATAATGTAGTACTATTTTTTTTTCAGCCGCAGCACATTCATGGTATTGCGCATATTCCAATAAATATATACTATCAAATTCCCATCTATACTTATGCTGACATAATCTTTCATATAAGCATTGAGACCTGCCTGCATAAATCACTTCCTTATTTTTTATAAGTAAATAAACAAAGAACCTTCCTCTTACTTTGCCAAGTACTTTTGAAATATCACTCCACTGTATTTGATATTCACCTATTGGATATCCAAATGGACAAATCAATTTTTCTAAGGCCTCTGTATTTGTCATACGTTTAAAGTATTTAAGTATTCACGCCACATCGGTACACGCTCCTGAAGCTTTGCGATTGCATCGGCATCAAACTCAACAACCTTTTCGTGGATGCGTTCCTGCACTGGTATATCATACACCCACTCGCTAAGGTCGGTTTCTAGATTCGCATCCGGGTAATCGTTTAGGAATTGCTTCATGTCATAAATCATCGAACGCTCAATGCCTTGCGCTTTCTTTAAGAAGGTAGGGTCTGACTGTGCATCGATAAGATTCATGCGGCGTGCAAGCTTGTACTTTTCATCATTAATCATTTGCAGTGGTGCGTTGACTAGCACAAAGCAGAACGTAGCACGCGGCGCACCTGTTAGCCACATGTAGGCTTGACCTTGCCAAAAGTAATCCTTGCTAAGGTCGTTGGCTTTTGCATCGTGGAATGTGAACACGTCCCAAGACGATTTGATGTCAGGCACATTTACAACAAGGTCGGTCTCATCATCTTTGATAAGCAAGTCAGGTGTACCCTTCACAAAGTCATTAGCAAACATCTGCTCATTCTTAAACACAATCTGTTTGCGTTCACGACGCCACATGTCTATCGCATCATTCTCAACGGCCAAACCTTTCTCAATATACTTGTTGCTTATCTCTTTGTAACGCTTGTACTTCTGCTGCACATAGACTTCCAGCAGTGCGCTCTTTGTTGTTTCGCTCAAACCTGTTTTGGTTCGTGCATCGGTCATCAACTTACCTAGTTGTGACGCTCTGAATAATACTTGTTCCATTTGCTTTTGTGTTATTGATTTGACTGCTAATGTAGCAGAAGTTCGGAAATTCCGAACAACTGCAACATCTTTTAACATTTAGACGCCTTCGGTAAATTGACGCATCTCATCCCCGCGATCAATAAGAAAGTTCCTGCGATTGTTTAGTTCATTGTATACCTGTGCGAGCACCTCGCTGCTACATGCTTTCTGAATGCGTGTGCAGTCCATTAGCGTTTCAGCATTGTTGATTAAGTCTAGCACATAGGCCACATCTTTATCGCCGCCCTGTGGTAACTTACCTTTAAGATTAAATGCCTTGTATAGGTCCGCATTCTTGCGGTTAAGGTCACGGCCAAACAACTTACCAAATGACAGTGCTGCATTTTTGATGCACTCAGTTTTGAGTTTAGGGAAGGCAAGGTCTAATGCGTTTGGCTTTTTGTTGTCTGCATTCAACGCCCATCGGTTGCGCTCTACGTTGTCAAGGTTCTGCGGTGCACGGTCAACCATGATAATGATGGACGCTGCCCCCGTACGGCGTATTTCGTAGCCGCTGATGGGATGGATAGCAATCAAATCAATGCTGCCCACTACTTCATTTGCCATGCGCTCCCATTTAAAGTTCTCAGTGCGCCAATGACCAAAGAACATTTCATCGAGCGTAGTCTCAACGTGTGAGATGACCAGCGTCTGTGCTTTAAGGTCAGGTGTCTTTTCAATCCCGGCTACGTCCGGTGTGGCGTTAAGCATCTGCTGAAATTTCTGCAATGCTTCAAGATTGTCTTTGTGAATACTGTTGTTCATGTTATTGATTTTAGGATTTAAAGATACGCATTAATAGCGCATTAAGCAATCATTCAGCTCTTGACAATAGTTAAGAATTGCAAAAAAAATTGCGGTGTACACTAGATACTTGATGAGTTTACTTGCTTTCATAGTTTTATTTTTTAAAGGTTAATGCGCGTTACAGTCGCGCCCCTGTTTTGATTAATACCAGTACTTGTAAAGTAAATCCCAAACTAGGTCTTTATCTTCGTTGATGATGTCAAGCTGCTGCTCTGTGGCTAGTTCGCCTGAAATTTCAGCCTCTGTGATGTAGTAGCTAGAGATGTCTGATTTGTGACTGTAACCGTACTGAAGTACTGTGATTTCTTTGTAATTAATTTCTGACATTGCTTTGTGTTTTAGCGTTATTGTTCCACAAATATACGGTGCAATTTCTTGCACTACCAAAAGTAAACTGTTAAAAATTGTTAAAATTTCAATCGGTTACAGATTGTAACCACCTCACGCCCACGAATAGCTGCCGTAGTTTGGAAACAGTTCGAAGTATACACGCATCATAATGGCATCAGCATAGTCAGGAGACTTGCCATGCATGCGGGCTATTTCGTCCTTACTGATCACGGCAAGTTTGCCATCGGCTTCGGGTTGCCTACGGCGTATCATATCCAGTTCTTGGATGATGACATCACGGAACTGATTCACTTTGAAGATTACTTTGTTTTGCTCAATCAATTCTGCAAGCTTGAAATAGCATTCAGCCTTTTGATTGGTGTATCGGTCTGGTTGTTTAGCACGCCCACCGTTAAGGAAGCCCCGGCACTTGAGCGTATCTACCACACCACCACCTACACCGTCCTCATCGCATATCACATTGCTCAACTTGATTGAATGCCTGTCGCAAAGTTGCCGAATGGTGGCAACAACAGCCGTGATTGGTTGCTTGCGTAGTTCGTGAATCTCAATTAGATGCAATCCTTGCCATACGCATATCACACTTCTATCTTTTCCTAGTCGTGCGATGTCGGCACTGATGTACTTTTCGCCTTTGCTTTCTTCATCTCGGAAGCAACGCACCAGGTCATCGTATTGATACAGGTTGTCAACTGATTCATCATATTCCCAATCACCATGCAGCAGCCTGCGCCTGTCAATCTCGGGCAAACGTTCTAGCGTTTCGATGTATGATTCGGGCAGGTGTGGGTTATCGGTCGGCAGCGATGGAATGAATGCAAGATGTGCGGGCAGGTTGTCCATCTTGTGCGGTGCGTAGAACTCATTATACAGCCATCCCTTTGACGGATTGCACGTAAGTAGCATCTTCGGTGGCAAATCAAATTCACGTAGCTTAAAACGAATGCGGGACTGCAGGATATCTATTGCACGCTTTGATACCTGTGCAGCTTCATCCACATACGCATCTGTTAATTCAAGACCTCCAAGCGAATGGAATTCAGGGTCCGATGGATATGCAAACAAGTCTTTGAGAATGATCTCACTGCCATTGGCAAACGTGATTACGTGTGTTTGATTGTTAATCGTGTAGTGTTCATTAGGCGCAAGGCCCAGCATGTGCGCTACCTCAAAAAAAGTCTTAAGCGTAGTCTTTTTTAGCGTGTCTAATTTGCTACGGCCTATCAGTCCTCGTGTGCCGGGATACTTAAACCTGCGGCTTATTTGCCATGCACATCCGATAAACGACTTGCTGCCCCCTGCCGCTCCACCGAAAAGCACCACACGTGCCGGGTGTGAATTACCCAATACGCGCAGTGCTTCATTTTGTTTCGGTAGGTACTCAATCATTAGAAAGGCAAATCGCCTGTGCCTTGTGAATCATCATCGTGTTGGCGTTTCTCCAGCGGCTCGGACATCTTGCCGCTAAAGAACTTGCCACTCTTGCCTTCCTTGACCCACGCAGCAAGGCGCATCTTCTTACCGCCTACCATGATTTCACCTGTGTACTGTGGGCCGTTGTTGGCTACGTTGTTGTTCTTGAATAGGGTGAACTGACCCTCTTGCATTTGATAGTTACTCATTGATTTAATTATTGATTATGTTTATATCATCCATCATAAAAGCAATCGTGATGTTGCCTCGCATGTTGCTAACTTCTGCTATTGTGAATGGTTCTTCGTCGATGCTATGGCCGTTGATGAATCCGATGAATACTTCCGTATCATCCGGGTAATGAGCCAGCGCATCCCAAAGTTCACCTATTGTCATAGCTTATATTCATCTTTGTCTGTAAGCAAATGTAACTCTTCAAAGATAAGACGCATTGCCATATTATCACTCATCGCAGGGCGCATACTTCGCTTAGCTGTCAACACAAATAGTTTGCGCAGCAGTTCACTCTCGCGCTGCTTATCGTAGTGCTTCATCAGAATAAAATTAATTGAGATTGTACTAACATAAAAGCTTCATCATAGTAGCAGAATTCCTCTTGACAATTACTGCACTCGTACACACCTTCCAAAAATGTTAACGGCTTCAAATAATAACTTGGTCTTTGGAATTGTCTAGAATTACATGTAGGGCATTTGAAATACACATCGTGCTTTATGCCTTTGCTATCTGTGTACTGCATCAGTATTCATTTTGGTTTTCAATCAGCTCGCGGTAGCGTTCGTATCTATATTCTGTAAACTGAAATGGTTTATTTTTGTAAAGTCGGAACCGCTGGTCATTAACCCACTGTGGCAGTTCATCGTACTCGCGCATCAACGCCACTTCAAGTTCGCTAGGTTTGCGGCGTATAATTTCCTTGACAGGTTCCTGTAACATTTTTGCATCTAATTTTGTTACAACGTCCTTCATCGCTTCATTCATTTGCGGGTGTGCGAAGATTTCGTAGATGTTGTTGTTGCTTTGCTGCTCCTGCTTCATGCGATCTGTGATGAGTTGACGCTTCGGCATATACTTTACAATCCATTCAAAGAACACCTGCCCATCAATGCGATTGTACACGGGGCCAAACTCTCCCTTCATAGCCATGCGGAAGCACATACGTAGTTCCTCAATGCGCAGGTAGTAGTATTCCTCCATTATCAATTCAGCTGTTAGCATCAACTGCTGTGCGTTCATTGGTTGCTGAAGGTTAAAGTACTGCTGACATTCATCCATCAATGCAACTAGCACACCCAGTGCTGTTTGCTCACCTTTGTTTTTTTTAAGTTCACTCAGTGCCGGTGATGTCTTCGATGCTAAGATTTTCTGCAAGGTGACTTCTGTACTGTTTGCGGAACTGCTCAAGTTCGCTAGCTCGTTTTTCTCGGTCATTTTGAATTACGGATTTTGGTTTGTTGTTTTCAAATTTAGAATTATTGTTCATCCAATTGCGAACGGCAGCTTCCCAATTTTTCATTTTGTTTTTACCTACCATCCAGCCATTGCTTTCGTAATGGTTGAAGAATGCCTTTGCTTCAGTGATCACTTTGGCATCAGCCCAAACATTCCCGGCTAATGCATTTTTACTTTTCATAAACTCAAATATCTCTTCATACGTCGGAGCACGAAAGTGCGACCTAGAAACCTTAGCATTGACATTTACATTTTCATTATCATTCACATTAGCATTTACATTATCATTTACATTTACATTAGCTTCAACCTTGCTTGTTTCTTGCTTCGGTTTTGCTTCCTGTTTGCTTATGACTTGCTTCACCTTTGGTTTGTTTCCGTTTTCGAATCGCTTCTGATTTGCATCAAGTTGCGGCTTAATTAAAGTAAACACGGTTTTAGCCACACCCTTCAACTCAACCTCGTTAAAGTTCAATGCGTATTCGAAGATGGCAGAATATACTACTGCCTGAAGCTCTGCATCCAGTTCTTTAATCGCTTCATAAAATGAGCGATAAAACACAGTCGATTCTCTCATGGTAAAAAATACCCACCACTACACACAAAGGCGACCCAGTGCACGAACGTGCTATGGCAATC